AGCTTGTCACCACTGATCAGGTCAGTGCTGGTCGCTGCAGTAACCACTGCTTTGGCGGAAGTGCTGTTACCAGACAACGCATAGGCAGTCTTGACTGCAGTGCCGCCAGCAGCGGGGGCAGTGTAGACAGCCAGCTCGGCAGTGGTCAGGTCGATCGAAGCATTGGTGACAATGATCGAGGCGACAGAGACGCTGCCGGAAGCATTGATGATTTTGGCGATAGTATCACCGACCACGTTGACGTCTACCGCTTTGGCACTGGCGATAAGGCGCAGTGCTTGGTTGGTAGCAAGTCCACTAGGATGGGAAGTGACTGTAGATGCTGGTCCTGGATTGCTCATTGCTGATTCCTCCTATCAAGACGCTACGCGGCAAGCGAGTTCAGGGTACAGGGGCGCCCAGCCGTAGAGCACGTCCAGACGGGTCGGGATCGAATCGTTGTTGATCGTGTATTGACGAACAACGCGGATAGACAGGCCCAGATCCTTGTCAGACGCACGTCCAGCGAAGTGAACACCGTCCGGCAGCTCAAGGTCAGCAGTGGCCAACGTGAATGCGTTTTTGTGCATTACGATGTTCTGCGGAGATACAGCGCCAGTCTTGTTGAAGAAGTTCACTGCGGATGAACCGGGGCTGGGGATCGTGACGTTCTGGAACTGGCCGCCGCTGATGACAGCAGGGGACACAACGACAGAGAACGTCGCGCCAGTGCCGGAGGCATCAGCTTGGACAACGAAGTTGCGCAGACGGTTTGAGCCGTAAGCCTGACGGTTCTGCGGGTTAACAGCGTACACGCCATCAATCGTTATGACATCGCCAGCCTTGAGGCTGACAGCGCCAGTCGAAGTGATGGAGATCGTGCTGCTGCTCGCCCAGCCAGTGGACAGGAAGCCGGTGGCAGTGGACGTGTTGCAGACGGCAGTGCCGGCAAAAGATCCGAACGTCTGTGCGGAAACGTTCTGGTCCATTTTCCAGTTCATGCCGGCCGAATCACGGCCCATCATGCCCTTGCTGTACTGCTTGCCGATAACGTCAGAAGGCACAAAAAGGCCCTTGAGGCTATCAACGATCGTGGCGCCAGTGAAAGGCTCAACGATGCAGCTGCGACGGCCGTCACGGGGTGCGCCTTCGGCGTCGAGGTAAGCGCCGGCAGTGAGGTACGTCAGGAGGCTGGTCGGGGGAGTCCCGGCAGATCCGACGATGTTGGCAGTCTTCAGGCGAGCCATTGTCAGACCGTCATAGTCGATCTTGTTGGCGATGGCTGCGACTGCAGGCTTGAGCACGCGATCGCTGAACATATCAAGGCTCAGGGTCAGATCCTGAGTCGTGAATTGCGTGTCAACGTGGAACTGCGTGTCCAGCGTGACAGGTACCGACGTTTCGTTGAAGTCTTCAACGTTCAAAGCAGGGCCGGTCGTGCCGATGAAACGGCCAGGACGACGGACGTTCAGGGTGTTGCCGATTTTGGCACCGACCAGAGCGAACTGGTCGTCATAGTTGCGATCAACCTCAGAGGTGAAGGTCAGCTCGTTCTCGAGGACCATCAGAGCCTCATTGGTGATCATTGATATGGTCAACAGATTGTTTGCCATGTCACTTCTCCAATGAATTTAGTTTACCGAATGCGCCCGGCCAGTCGTGCCGCCTTGTACTCTGCGAAAGATCCAGAAAACTGGTCTTTGGCATTGTAGGACGATTCCTTTGCCGTTCCGCCTCTCACCGGGTTGATGGGAGGGGGCGCCTTGCTTTTCGGCACTTTCGGGGCTGCTGGCGCCGCTTCTGTCTTTGTGGACAGTCGGTCTTCCAGCTTTCCGATTTCTTTCAACGCCTGTCTGGCTGACATGCCGGCCAGCTTATGCGCAAACTCAGAATTCTCCGCCAAGTAATACAGGATCCTGGGTCCGACGTCTGACTCGATAATCGCATCCCGCACGTCATCGCTTACAGCGACGTCGGCAGACTCGATCATATCGTCAAAGTCGGGCAGTTCCTGCTTGGCTTGATTGACTCGCTCCGCCCAGGTGTTGATCACCTGTTGACGCTGCGCTTCAATCCGAGCCTGTATCTCACGATACTGGATCTCCTGAATCTTGCGCTCCGCAGTGTACTCAGCCAGTGCCCTGGCATATTCGTACATGTCGCGGAACTGTTCCGGCTTGGGCTCTTGCAGCATTTCGGGCTCAGCTTGCGCCGGTTGCCGTTGCGCTTCAATCGCCTGTAGCCTCGCTTCCAGTGCTTCCCTTGCCTCGCGCTCTCGCTGGGCTTCCGCCTTCGCGGCCTCACGCTGCTTGGTCAGTTCACTGAATCGACGTTCAATCTTCGGATTTGCCTTTTTAGTGCCATCTTGCGGTTCGGCGTCACCTGATTCACTCGATGCCTGCTCCGCCACCTCTGACAGCGTGTTGGATTTCTCCTCTGCTGCTGGTGCCGGATCGGCCGCTAAACCTAGTTTCTGCGCCTGAAAATCCGCCAACGTGTCACTGGTGACGATATTCGCCGCCTGTGGACGTTCTGCTGTCTCTGACATGGACCTGCCTCACGAATGTACCCTGGGATCCGCCCAGGTGCGGTTTGAGTATCAGTGTTTACCTATATTCTTGCCCTGTCAACTGCATGAACGGGTTGGCGTCCTCGTTGATAGTGTTTTGGGCATACTGCACGTAGTTGGCCTGCTCTGCGTTTCTGCGCTCGATCTCCGCCTGCAGGGCTTGGGTATCCATGTGCTTCAGCATCATCTTTGACATGGCGTCGATTTCTGCCCGGTTCTGGCTGGCTGCTGCTGACAGTGCCGCTGCATTGATCCGGCCTTCGGTAATGGTCTCGACGTTGTGCGCCCTGCCAGTCAAATCCAGCATCTTGCGCTCGGTCTGGCCCTGTTCCTTGATCTGTGCGACCTGCATCCGGTTGTTGATCTCCAGCTGCTGCGCCGTCATTTGTTGCTGCGCTTCCGCCAGTTGTTGCTGCAGGCTGATAATCTGCATCTGCGCTGCCGGTGGAACATCGCTCTGCTCGTCGATGTTGGCCAACGGATTCGTCGCCGCCAGTCGGTCGGCAATGATATCAGCGCCGGGGAAGTCCATTTGCCGGAAGACCAGATCTCCAGCAATCTTGAACAGTTCTTGAGACGTGCCCATCAGAGGCAGCATGGCATCGACCGCAGCCTGGCGCTTGCTCATATAACCCGGGCCGGCATCCATGATGACGTCATACTCTCCGACCGTCACGTCATTCTCAACCTGGCCGATAGCATTCTGCGTATTGATGTTGATCAGGTTAGGCTTGCCGTCATCACCAATGATCCGCATCACCCGCGGGGTGTCGTATATCTTCGGGATCAGATCCAGAATGATCCGGCCAGTGTGCTTCAGGCTCCTGGTCAGGTTGTCGTAGTAGTGGAAGTTCGACAGGTCAACCTGGTTCTGCTGTCCCAGCAGCGCCTTGCCGGAGATATTTCCGGACGGCAGCTGGTTGGGATCCATGATGCCCAGCACCATTTGCAGGTCAGCGGAGATCGCCGCGGCACTGGTCATGATGCCATCGGGAGGCGGCTCAGGCTGGATCCTGATCGGCTGCGGAGCCGGCCTGCCCTCAATGTCGGTCTGCTTGTAGCGTAGGACAGGCATTGACTTAATGTTCGCCAGCGCCCATTCGTTCTCATGGCCTTCGTCCTGCCCTTCGGCCAGCAACCATTTGGCTTTCGGAGCCAGTGCGACCGATTCGGTCATGCTGGTACGCCAGAAGTTGTACATCCGCTGGGGATCCTTGGCGAAGCGCACCAGGCCAAATCGCTTGCGCTTGCCGTCAACGATCAGCTGCGTGCCATACACCGGGATGATCGGAATCCAGCGCCCCGGCCATGTGCGCTCTTCCAGCACCTCCATCGCAGTGCATTTGATCCACCGGCACACCTTGCGGTAACTGTCCCGCACGCTGACAATCATCAGGCCCTGTGCTGCCAACTGGTCACGCATCTCATCAGAATCGTCGCCGTACATGGTGCTACCATCAGACAGCAGCAGCAACTTGGTCTTCTCGCGCTCAATGTAGAAGTATTCGGCAATTCGGATATCTTCCTTGGTCACCCACGCAGCCGTCGTGTCACCAGTGCTGCGCTCGGTGAAGTTGGCGCCGTCGTTGGCGTCAGGGTACTGCTCCCGGAAGATTGATTTGGCGACAACTGATGTCACCAGCACCTTTTCCGCATCCGAGCCATCAGGCAGCACGCTGTTCGGATCAAAGTAGACCGTGAAGGCTGAATCTATGGGCTCAATGAAGATCTCTTGATCGAAGGAATCCTCACGCACATAGTTGGTCGTCACCCGCCAGTAGCCCCATCCCATCCGGACGGCAGACTCAAAGGCTGTGTCATAGGCCGTGTCGGCATTGCTGTTGGCCTCAATGTGCCGAACGATGCCTTGGATAACCTCTGCGATTTTATAGTCAGCTTGGCTTGATGCAGGATGCACCTTGATCCGGGGACGCTGCTGCCGCTGCTGATTGCAGACCTGCCGGATATAGGCGTCGATCTTGTTGATCGTCAGGCAAGGTCTGGCTTCCAGGTTCCGGCTGTTCTGGATCTCCACCGGCCACTGATCGCCCGCGGCAAACTTGAGATCCGACAACCCCTCCGCCCGGTTCATGGCGTCAGCGTCATTGACGAAGGCCCAGAACTTGATTGCGTCGTTGATTCGCGGATCGCTGCTCCGCTCTTGATAATCGCTCATGCCATCCACCCTCCGGCTTGTATCGGCGCTGCCGCCTGCCGTCTACGGGGCGCAGGCTCTTTAATCATTAGGGCAATATAGCGGAAAGCGTCAGCCCCATGTGAGTATTGATCATGAAGTGGGGTTTTGCTGAACTGTCCGGTGTCGGGATCCACCTCATACCGATAGTGCCGGAGACACTGCAAGCCGTCCGCACAATGCTCACGGTCAAACCAGTAATTGTAGAACGCCGTCCGGGCTGCGTTAATGCTATCAAGCACTGGCACTTTCGGCAGGATCCGGGTCTTGAACCCGGCAGCCCTGACGATCTCCTCAATGCTCCGACCGCCAGCCGCCAGCGTTTTGTTTTCGGCATCGTGTGGCAACCAGAGCGTGTCATACACGTAGCCAAACGTCTGCAGCTGGTGCAAATAGTGCGTCATGGTCTTTTGGCTGTCCTCCAGATACCGGATCAGCCGGGTCTCCATGCCGATAAACTGGACGAACCAAATGCTGGTGCTATCAGACCAGCCCAAGTCGAATACCGCATGGACAGGTTTGGTGGGGTCGTAGGGCACTTTGGTGATCCGGCCATCGAGTTCAGCCTTCTGCATCTCGTGTGCGAATATTGCACCGTCCACCGTCTGCCGGCACAAGCCTTCCCATACTTGGTTGTATTGGTGGACGTCGCGCTCCTTGAGAGCATCCTTTTCCTGACGCAGTGTCTCAGGAAACCACGGGTTGTCCGACCAGTTCACCTTGACCACCTTGGCATCAGCCGGAGGATGCAGCACAAAACGCTGATAGGTCTCGTCGGTTTCTAAGTCAGGGTTAAAGGTGATCCAGATCTCGGAGCCCTCTTTCCGTATTGTCGGGATCAGGATGTTCCAGCTGTTCCGACTGACCGTCTGGGCTTCTTCCACCCAACACACGTCCACGCCCTCAATGCTCTTGAGGCTTGCCGTGTTGTTGCGGAGACCGACAAAGGAAAACTCACTGCCGTTCTTCCCGCGGATGGCATTCTGGGTCAGTTCGTAGAACGCAGACAGGCCCAAGTTCTCGATCTGGTCGGACAGCAGCTTGTGCACTGAGTCCTTCATCGAGACCTGAAACTCCCTGGCGCACAGCACCCGGAGTGGCTTCCCTGCCGCCAGTATTAACAGAGCCCTGGCCACGCCCCATGATTTAGCACCACCACGCCCACCGTACAGCACTTTGTACCGGCTGGGCTGGAACAAACACTGTAGCTTGTCGGGGAATTCAGCCTTGACCGTTGCCATCGGGCTTCACGAATGTGACGTTGATGCCCTGCAGCAGGGGCGCATCGTTCGCGCCAGTAATCTCCTGCTTGACCTGCTCGCGGTACTTCTTGGGGAATCGTGCAGCCATCGAGCGTGACCAAATGGTGGCGTTGAGCCTGGGACCTTCCTTCGTCTCGACGATGTGACTGTCTGCGAGATCTTCCCAGTACGCTTGCTCAAAGGCCTTGGCTTCTTCCAAGGCATGCGCAAACTCCTCGTGAGCATCGCGCCATTGATAGATTGTGCGCAGACCGATATCGAGCCTATAGCAGATTTGCTCAAGGCTTTTGCCCTGCTTGGCGAGTCTGATGATCTCGTCAATGAACTCAGGGTTGTAGGTTGTCGGCCTGCCGCCAGCCATTACTTCTTGCCCTTGGCTTTTGCTACGGCCTTGCGCTTGACGTCATAGGCAATGGCCACAGCCTGCTTGACGGGCTTGCCGGC